CGCGCACGCGTCCCCTCTCCGGCAGGGTCGGGGGGCTCACGGGGGCGAGGCGGGGAGACCGTCGCAGGGGCCTACGTCTGGCGGAACATGATGTTCCGCAACCTCGGCCCGGAGAAGTCATCAGACCTCATTCGCGCGGCCGTCCAGATGACAGCCCGGGCATGGGTGGAGCGGTACGGCGAGCTGCCCTCTGAGGCCTTGCAGACGGAGATCCGCGACGCGGCCGTACAGACAGACATCCCCGGCTACTGCTACCGCCGAGCGGGGTGGGTCAAGATGAAAGAGAAGCGCGGCATGACATACCTCCGCTGCCCCCGGCGCCAGATCGAGGCGGCCCTGTCGCCACCGAGAACGTGACCCGCTTGCGGAGGGCAGAATGAGGCGAACCCAGGTCATCCACCTGTGCGACCTGTGCGAGAAGGACGTGCCTCTCACGAAGATCAGGGTTGCCTTGGTTGACGCGAAGAAGTCGTTCAGCGCAGAGCTCTGTTCAGAGTGCCTGAACACAAAACCAGTCACGGACGTCATCACGAAGGTGCGGCGCAGGCAACCCCTGGACGAAGCCGTCACCGTCCTCGTCCCCAAGACGCGAAAAAAGGGGGTGGCCCGTAATGGGCCACCCCCGAAGGATGGTTCAAACCAGGGCGCCCAGTAGGCGCGCCGTGTCGGCGTCGATCACACCAGTGGGCCTCAGCCCGTTGTTCCCCTGGAACCGTTTCAGCCCATCAACGCCACCCAGGGCTGACGTGGCAACGTCGTACCCTGGTTCCCCAGGGGACAAGTCGCAGCCCTTGAACCAGACAGGTAGCAGGCGGTCCTGCTCCCGTGGGCCCAACGCTCGGGCGGTGTCCTCGTCCACCCACCCGGAGGCGGGGATGCCGGCCCCGACCTGGAAGCCGCGCACCGCGGCGATGGTGTGGTTGTCGAACACGCCGGTCGGGGCGCAGAACAGGAACGTCTGCACCACGGTCACGGCCGGGTTCGTGTCACCTGGGCCGATGTCGTCAGACCACCACAGGGGAGTTCTCACTGGCAGCCTCCCCGTGTGGTACACTTCTTGACATGACAAACGTAGCAGCGTGGGACGAATGAACCTACTAGAGGAGTGGCAGTTGCGCACGATCACCGACTGCAACAAGCACCTGGCCCTGGCGGCCATCGACGCCAGGCTGGACGCCCTCGACTTCGTCATCTGCTGGTACTACGACGCGGACGACGAGGCCGAGACGGACAAGGCCATCGCCCTTGAGGCGGAGCTGTACCAAGAGCGGAAGAAGGTGCTTGGCTGGTGAGGTCTCGCTTCTACAAAGATCAGGCGTTCGGGTTCGGGGTCGCCGTCTACCACCGGGACGGGTTCGCCTCCACCCAGTTCTGGAAGTGGACGTGGGAGGTGTCCTGGTGAAGCGCGAACGCAAAGAGTTCCTGAACTACTGGGAACCCTGCAACGACGACGAAGCCAAGGCCGCGCGAGCCCTACTCGAAACAGGGCTCGAGAAGTGGCCCGCGTACGCCCTCGAACGTGCCCACGCAGTCATGGAAGCCCTAGGGTTGCTCAGAGCTTCCTGACGATCACCGTCGCGCGGCCACCGAAGTTGTCCCGCGCACGATCCGGCGCCGTCACAGCCTGGAACTCCACCGAGTCCACCGCACCCACGAACGACTCACCCGTACGGTTGTCCACGATCCGCACCGGGACAGCCGTGTCCTCCGCCAGCTCCAACGCCGTCAACCTCGAGTAAGCCGACCCCGGCGCACCGTACTCCGTGCCGAACCGGTCCTTCTCGAAATCGAACAGCGACAACGGGAACTGGTACAAGCGCACCCGGCCAGGGGCCGGCGCGGCCTTCACCGAGAATCCCGTCACCGTGGGCGCGGACGTCGTCTCAGACGTCAACGCCAACTTGAACTGCAACCACTGGTGTACGTTCTCGTTCGGGATCTGAACCGTCACATCCGTGTCCGTCACGAACGCCGACGTGTACGAGATGATCGACACCTCAGCCCCGCCAGGGGTGATCGCCGACATCGTGGCCGTCCCCGCAGGGATCGACGCCTCCACCCGGGCAAGGCGGAACGCCTTCGGTTCCACCGTCCCGTACCGCAGGCGCCCAGTCTTCAACCAGCCGGCCGCCGCGAAGTCCGTCGCGGACTCCAAGTACACAGTCAGCGACGCGGCCAGGACCACCCGGTCGCCCACCAGGGCGATCGATGACGCCGCACCCGACGTCGGAACCGACACGTCCCACGCCCACGCACGCCGGTCCGCCTCATCCGAGGTCACCGACAGGTCGATGCGAACCGCGCCCGTCGTGCCGTCCTCGAGGCCACCGGTCACCGCGCAGTACGCGAACCGGTCACGGAACGCCACATCAACCACGCCCGACGTTTCCACTGTCAGCGGGCCGTACGCCACGTCACCCGCCGTGTTCACGGACCCGACACGCACACCCCTCGACGTGCCAAGCACCAGGACCGTGCCCAGGTACACGCCCATGCACCGGATCTGCTCGTTCGGTGGCATGATCGCAACCTGCGACCCGCCCACGATCTCCGGCACCCCGGTCGTGGCGTCGTTCTGGACTGTGAATGCCAGGACACCGCTCGTGCCCTCCTCGTAACCCGACGCGAGGATCGCCCCACCAGCCTCGGCCACATCCGTCCACACCCACCCCGCGGAGGGGTGCGTGTACATGACTGTGCCCACAGACGTGATCGCACCAGCCGCGGCCCCCAGGCCGAGCTGGTACAAGGCCGGGCCGATAGCAACGACAAGACGGTTCTTCACGTACCAGCACCGCACCGAGCCCGAGTTCGACCACTGGGCCGTCACCGTGGAAGCGCCGAAGTCCACGATGTCAATGCCGGAGTCGTGGCCGCAGTACGCCGTGTCGCCCACGATCGCGGGCTGCGTCCCGTTCACGCCCAACAGCGACTTCGTCACCGCCGACCCCGTTGACGGGGTCCACCTGGCGGCGCCCTCGGACACCAGCACGTACCCGTCCACGCCGCCCACGGTAGCGGACGACAGGTGGACAGTGTCCGACCACGCCGTCCCCACGGCCTCCATCAGCTTCAACAGGGTGAACTGCCCCCGCGTCCACACGTCCACATTGTGAGACGACGTAAACCTGGAAACCGTCGCCTCATCGGCGCCCGGCTCATACCAGGTCACCCCCGCGCCGGACGACCAGTCCGATTGGGACCTGATCCACCACGACGTCAGGGACTGCTCCCCAGCATCCTTCGACGTGTCCAACTGCTGCTTCCGCACACCCTCGGACGCGCGAACGTACGGCGCCTCCGGACTGGGCCTCAGATTGAACCCCAGCCCGCCGATTGACACGTCCCACCCAGTCACGGACGAGAACCCTGCGGCCACCCCCGCACCCAGGCTGAACGGGAGGCCGACCGTGATGTCAGGTGCGGTGGACTCAAAGAACGTCACGGTCGGACCCCTCTCAGGACTTGGACTCGGGCGGGGCGACCGCGAGCGACGTCAGCACGGACAGCGCGAAACCACCCGCGGCGAACCCGCCGATGGTCGCCCAGTCCACGGCGATGATGTTGAACTGATCCGCGCCGATCGTCAGGATCGCCGACTGCGCGGCGGTGCGAACACCGCGGCGCCACACCGCATCCCAGAACGACAGGCTCGTGAGGCTGTCAGTCATGTGAATCCTCCGAAGGGTGCTCGAGGAGCACCTGCTCAATGGGCACCCTCGTGCCCGGGTACACGTACCGGTCGTAGCAGTCAGAGTCAGTCGCCCATGACTGGCCCCTGGCAGCCCAGTAGGCCCGCCAGCGGGCCTCTATCTCGCCCACCTCACCGGGAGATGCCGAGCTGGCTCAGGATCTCCCTTGCGACGTCGCCAGCCGTGGGGCTGTCCGGCAGGCCGGCCAGGACCTTCGCGGCCACCTCGTCGGCACCCACGCTCTCAACCGGAGGCGTGGAGGCGAGGCCCGCCACGCGGGCGGCCACCTTCCCCAGCGCCGGTAGGATGATCTCGTTCACCGCGTAGAAAGTCTTGTCCAGCTTCTCGCGGTCCTTCGATTCGAACATGTCGTCCTCCACGACTGGCACAGCGCCCGACGCGAGCTCACGCGCGCGGGCGAGGATGCCTGGTATCTGATTGATTCGAGCCTGCGTCGGGCAGTCCTTGCCGTACGACTTCGACCACCGCTCCCCGCCCGCCGCTGTGTACGGAGCGCATCCCTGCCGGTGGTAGGCGACGCCCCTGCGGGACGGCTTCGAGTCCGGCACGAGCACCAGGGGGATTCCTACCTGGTGACACGCCCACGACGACGGGCAGTCCGCGTGGTTCTCGGCCTGCGACTCGAACGCCAGGATGCGAGCAATCGCCTCGCATTGCTTCGCTGTCCACGGCTCAATGGGCCGCTTCGCGTTATCGGCCGTCTCCACCGAAATGATCCGGTGCGAACCCTGAAGGTTCGCGTCAGCCTGGAACGCCCGGTCCTGCCATTGCCACACGGCACCGTCAAGGCCACGCTCAGCGTCAGGACCCCACGCCCCGCCAACCCCGTAATGGGACTCCGTGCCCGCGTAGCCCGCGCCGTTCCCCGTGCGGAAATACCCGTCCGTTGACGACAGGAACCCCGCCATCGTGTGCAAGCACACAATGTCGTGGGCCACCATTCGAGACTGCGTCTGAACACCCAAGGGGCGCGAGATCACGCCCGGCATGATTGCCATGTGATCACGCAGCCTTGATGATGTAGTTCAGGGCCATGTACGGCTGAAGGTTGTTGTGCGCCGCGCCGGACCCGGCGTCGGCGGTGTCTAGCGTCGGGGTGCCGTTCGCAACGGCGTAACGGTTCGTGCCCGACCCGGACGAGAACGCGATCTCCGACAGGGTCACGCCCGCGCCCAGAGACGCGTGCTCGAGGGCGTGGTCGTGGGCCGGGATCTCCGACTCGGTCAGCGTGTGGGTCTTCTCCCCGCCCGTCTCACCCAGGGTGTCAAACTCGGTCTGCGCCGAGTCGCGGCCGACAACGACCTTGCCCTTCAGGTTCGGCACATTGAACGTGGTCGAACCGTTACCGGCCCCGTACGCGGTGGACACCACCGAGAACAGGCCCGCGTACGTGGTCCGCGAAACCGCGGACCCATCGCACAGGAGCCAACCAGTCGGGGCCGCTGCCCCGGCGAACGGAACCACCATGCCAAGGGGGGTGGCTACAAGGATCGCCGCGTTACGGTTCGTCACCTCAGCGGAGTCCGCTACGGCCAGTGCCGCCAGGTCGGAGGTGAGGCTCGTCACCGCGGCCTCCGGGATGGCCGAGAAAGTGTTCGATGCGCCCGAGATCGTCTTCCCAGTCAACGTCTGAGTCGTGGACGTGCCCACGACGGAGACCCCGGCCCCGAGGCCGTGAACCGCCTCAGAGGCGCCCATGTGGGTCTGCACGTCGGTGAAGTCGCGGGCGGTCACCATGTGGCGCACGGCGCCGCCGATGCTGTGAGCCTGGGCTGACGTGCCGTCCTCGCCGCGAGTCACCGACAGGGTCGTGCCGGCAACCCCCGTCACCGTGACGATCTCCTCAGACGCGAGGCCCGGGTCGATCACCAGCGTGTACGGGGTGAAGCCGGGGAACCCCGTCACCGACGACACCGCGACCGACGTCGTGCCCGACGTAATCGACGCCGACAGTGAGGACGCCTCAGCGACCGACGAGTAGTACCTTGTCATGTCAACGTCCCACCTTGTGTAGCCTGATCGGGTTCTCCTTCGCCAGGATCGCCGCCTCCTCGCGCAGGCGCGTCTGGAACATGCTGTACAGGAGCCGGCCCACAGACTGGCCCGCACCCTGGCCGCGCTCCGTCGCCTGGGCCTCGGCAGACAGGAACGGTAGGCGAGCCAGGTCGATGAACGGGGCCATGCGGTACGCCACCGCCAGGAGGAGCAGCGTCTCGTGGCGGGGGTCAAGCCCCGTCTCCGTCGAGAACTCCTGCGTCAGCGACCCCGTCAAGGAGAACTCCCCGGGGGCGGCCGCGTACACCACGCGCACCTGGCGCCCGGCCTCGTACGCGCCACCGATGACCAGGTTGTACCCGTCGTCGGAGCGGTTCTTGTTGTAATCCCAGCGGTGCTCGGGAACCCACTCACCAGACCCGGCCGCATCCTCAACGAACACGTTGATGACCCCGGCCGGGTTGCCGTTCAGGAACAGCGGCCCGTACTCCTCCGGGATCTCAGTCTCCTCGATGACCACCTTGTAGATGGACGGGTACATCTCCCGGATCGCGTCGTTGATCGCCCTGGCGATCGTGAACGACGGCCACGACGGGTTCAGGCGAACCTCAACCCCGGCGCTGTGCGCGGCAGGCGTGGAGGATCGGTACCCGCGGCCGAACGGCCACAGGGTGGCTGTTCCGGTGGAGGGGTCGATGGACTTCACGGCCATGATCTCCATGCCCACCTCGGCCAGGCCAGCCCCCGCGGGGCCGGCCGACGCGAGTTCCAAACTCATCGTCGTCTGCGACGAATCCATCGGCGAGGCCAGGGCTGCGATGGCGTCCCGGCTGGTGTCGTTCGCGGTGAGGGCGTGGCGGATGTTGTCGATCAGTTCGCCCAGGTCGCTCACGAAGCCTCCTCATATGCCGCGGCCACCGAGGCCGCGTCCACGCCCTTCGGGTTCAAGCCCTGCGCCATCGCGTCCCGGTAGTTCGAGTTCTCCTTCTCGAACGCCTTCTGCGCCGCGGCGGAAGGGCCCGTGCCGCCCAGCCACTGGACCTTCAGCCCCTTGGCTTTCACGCACTCACCCCACGACGCGTGGTCCTGGGTTATGCAACCGGATGAACACATGTTCAGCCTCCTCTGATGGCGGCGAATATTTGAAGAAGGCCGACGACCGCTGTCACCGCGCCGAGAAGTGACGTCCACAGCTTCCACGGGGTGATGTAGGGGCGGCCCTCTACGACGCGGAGCCGCGTCTCGTGGTCCTCCACCTTCTTGTTCGTGGTGTCCAGCGACGCCACGAGGACGTCCAACTTGCCTTCCATGCGGGCAAGGAGTATGAGGATGGATTCCTGTTCGTGCATCTCAAACGATCCAATCGCCATAGCCTGCGCCAGCGAGGTTTGCAGCCTCTGATTCTGTGATGTCATAGACGTGTCCCCCCAGGTACACGGCGTCCGCGGCGGTCAGATCCTCGTCGGAAGGGTCGCGCACCTGGGTGTAAACCCCGTCAGTAACTAGTAATGAAACGCCCCGGGTGATGGATGTGCGGACCCACAGCGGATGATCGGTCTCGGCGCGCCCGTACGCCCCGGGGGGCGTGAACGTGGTCATGTCAAACCTGTCCCTTTCCCGGGACGATGGGGTCAGGCGAGGCCAAGGGCTGTCAGGTTGGCGACGAACGGCAAGGCGAAGTCGTACGTGCCATCCGTCGTGCCGTCTGCGTGCATGGAGAACTGGATGAACTCGGTACCCGTCGGTACCGCCGCCTCGGTGTACCCCACCCCGTCGCTGATCGACTGAGTGAATCCGGCTGTGGTATTCGGGCCGGTCAGGATGCGATTGCCCTTCACCACGTACCCGCCGGCATAGAACGTGGCTTGCACGATGAACTTCGCTGAATTCTGGCCGTTCCGGAACCTTGCCCCGAGCGCCACGGTGTCGCCCACCGCGAACGCTGCGGTGACGGTAGCCCCCGTGGTGTGGGCAAAGCGCAGCGGGGTAACGGACTCAAGTTCGGCGGAGTAGGGTCCTGAGCCGGTGAGGGCGCGCACACGCACATACTCGTACGCGCCGCCTGGTTCCGTGATCTTGTAGTGACCGTACTCGCCAACGGTCCCTGCGAGAGAGATCGTCGTAGCACCAGCAGACGCGTTGGCTGCGAGCGTTGTTGCCCCTGCCCCTCCGCCGATGGTCTGCCCTGTGATGGACTTGGTCCCCGATGCGCTAGACAGCGTCATCCGCTGCCACCAGAAACCAGCGGCGTCAGATACTCGGGAGTAGGAGAGTCCCGAAGAAGGCGTCGCGGCGTTACCGTTGGCGAGGCCATCGGAGTTGGTATCCACCGCAAACGCAGCGCGTGGGTACATGTTCACGCCAGAGGCGAGAGACGCAAGGCTGGACGGCCTCGGGAGGACTGCGGTCAGGTCGGTGACGGCGCGGGCCGCTACGGCCTTGCACCCGGCGGCGCTGGGGTGGATCCCATCGCCTGAGTTGTACGCCGTGAGATATTGCTCCGTTGCGGGGTCAACGAGCACAGACCACGCATCTACCACGGGCAGGCCCGTCTGTGCGGCGTACCGGCCAAGCCACAAGTTGTACTCCGCGATGCGTCCGTAGACCCCGGTGCGCGGTGGTGTGGTCATCAGGATGGGCGTGATGCCAGCGGCCCGGAGGTCCGCGACGATGGCCTGCATGTTGGTTGAGTACGTTGCCAGGGTGACCCCCGCGGCGGCGTCGTTGGATCCCGCCGAGACCAGGCAGAATCGGGGTCGCGGGGACAATGCGGTCACGCCAGACGTGACTGCGGCGATCTGCGCAGACGTGTTCCCGGGGTTGGACTGCACGTAAGCCGACGAGGGGAAACTGATCGCCTGCTTCGACAGCGCCGCGATCCACCAGGCCACACCTTCACCGTTGTTAGCGAGCGAGTCGCCAAGGATTGCGCAGGTACTCCCTCCGAGCAGCCCCACGGGCGCAAACGTGGACGAAAGCCCGGAGGCCGGGGTGGTTACCTGTTGCATAGCCATCGCTGGCCTCCTGTCTGAGAGATCATGTCGTCCAACTCGCCCCGTCCCACAGGCTGATCCCGCCACCGGGGCCGGCCGCAACCAGCGGGTACTCCACGTAGGAGTCGGTCGTCTGGGCCAGCGAGTCGGTGAACGTGTACTTCACCGTCGCCGTGTCAACAGTGTTCGTGGGGAAGTACGCGGCGTGGCCGTCGATAGTGATCGTCCCCACCGACGTACCCCCGGTCTGCGTCGCAGTCAGGACCACGGGAGTCGCCGACGACGTCACCTGCCCAGTGAAGTCGGAGCCAGTCACAGCCACTGCCGTGCCGATCACGGGAGCCGCCACGGAGGGCGAGTACGCCCCCAGGGCCGCATACGTCGTGTTGTCCACGCGAATGTTGCGGACCTTGATGACGCCGGTCGGGGTAGCGTTCGCCTGCCCCACGTACGCGATGGTGCAGTTCGCCGCGCCCAAAGCCTGTGCGCTGAGATCAGCACTCCATAGCGGGGTCGAACCCTTGCCGTCTGCCGCCGTGTACAGGCGGACCTTAAGCGTCCCGGTGGAGACCTCCCACCCGACAGACACCCGCCACCCCGCAGCCGTGGGCAGGTAGTTCGCCCCCGAGTTGGCGACGTTGCCACCGGACGACGCGTACACGTACAGGCGCGGCTGCGAGGCCATGTCGTCAATCTCAACCTTGGCGATCAGCCCCGAGGCGGACCTCAACTCGATGAGGCGGGAGTCGCCGCCGCCCAGGCCGCTGATCCCGTAGCCCTCGACCTCGATGACGCCGATGTCGCTGTTCCACAGCGCCGTCCAGTCCAGGCGCGAGTAGTCGCCGGTCGAGTCCACCAGCGAGTAGCACTCGTTTGCGGCGTCGAACGTCGCAGTCGCCGAGCCGGTTCGCGTGACCGCGTCGAACGGCGTCCCCCCGTTGGCGGAGTTGGCCGTCGTGATGGTCGCCCCATCGCTGACAACCCCGGTCAGGCCGGACGCCGTATTAGTCCAAGTCGTCACAGTCAGCCGCCTATGTTGAGTACGTGATGCCGGTAGAGGTCAGCGGGTCCGCCTCCCAGGCGGTCAAGTCCACGTTCCCCGAGAGCGTCCAGCCGGCCTGAACCGCCGCGGACGCCTTGATGTGGATGGGGTACAACTGCCCCACCCGGATGCGGTTACCCGTCACCGTGAAGCCGGACGAGGGGTTCGCCGCCAGGTTCAGCGACACCCCGCCGCCGTCGAACCAGTTGTTCGTCAGCACGCCGGCCGTAGGTGTGCCCACGTTCGCCGTGTTCAAGAAACACGTCACCGAGGTGCCGTTGGTCGTCAGGAGGCCAGGGACGGAACAGTTGTAGTTGTTCCCACTGAGCGTCAGCGTCATGCCGCTGCCGCCCTCCCACTGTGTGCCGTCCGAGTGGACGCCGTCACCATCAGAACGGGTCGGGTCCACCGCGTAGTTGAACAAGGTGGGGTCGCCCACCCAGCACTGCTCGATGGTGGTCGTCTTATAGAATGCCTGACCGGCATCCACGCACCGCGCGATCACGCAGCGACGGAACGTGGCCCCGCCACCCTTGAAGCCGTACACCTGCGGAGACTCGTACGCCGCAAGCGGCTGAAGGGTGCAGTCTTCCACCAGGAAGGACGAGTCGTTCGCCAGGGCGCCCGTATACGGGTACAGCTCGACCAGTGGCAGGTGCTGATTGATCCCGGGGTTCGCGGCCGGGGGTGTCCCCAGGACCCGACAGTTGCGCAACACCCCACCGAGCGACCCCCGCACCCGGCCGTGGATCGTCTTGTTCTCAAGCACCTCACCCGGGGACATCACGTAGATGCCCTCGTTCGCGGGCCACAGCTCCGTGCGGGCCACGCCGGGGAGCACGCCGGTCGTCACATCCCGAATCGGGCGATCGACCCCCTTCACGAGGGACGAACGAGAGAATGGCGGGTTGACCACCCCTCCCCCCTGGCGGGTACCCATCACCGAGTACCAGTCGTTCGACAACCAGATGGACTTCCCGGTCACGCCGGCCCACCGCCAGAGGCCCACCACCACAGGTCGCCGACCTCAGCATTGGCTGATGGGTCGGTCGCGGCGGCGTCATCGAACGACCGCCACTCGACCCGGTCGTACCCGCTGGGCAGTGTCGGGCGCGACGGCCACGCCGACCCCGTCCAGTACACCGGGTACTCCCGGCTGTGGATCTCGAGGTACCCCCGGGCCGCCTCAGCGTCAGCCAGGTCGGACAGGTTCGACGCGGCAACCAGCTTCGCCGCCAGGTCAGTCGTCAGGTTAGTCACCTGAGACTGCGCCAACGTCACAGCGTCCGAACCGCCAGAGGCGTGCGTGGACGCGTGCGACGTCGAAGCGGCGCCGATGTTCGCCGGGTTGATCGCATCTGGCTGCCCCGTGCTGTGGCTCGACGCGTGGGCCTTCGGGGCCGCGTCGCCCGCGGCCACAGTTCCCGACGTCGTGCCGACGTCCAGTGCCGCCGCCCCACCCAGGGTCGGCTTCCCCGTCAGGTCGGTGTACGCGCCCGAGAAGTCGCTGGCACCCGGGCTTCTGATGATGATCGCCCGAGTCACGGGTCAGACCCCCCGGTTGGTAACGACCGAAGCCGTGGCGGTTCCGGAGGCGGTCACCGCATACAGCGCGTCGTCGCCGGCAAGGTCCAGGGAGTAGACGTCTCCCGCGGACAGCAGCCAGCCGTTGGCCGTGGTGACGTCGTCGCCACCGATGTACATGTCAGCGTCAGCCTTCACAAGGCCACCGCCGCGGATGTTGGAGATCAGCTTGGTGGCCGCCGTCGTGACGGTCACCCTGCGCGTGAAGATAGACAAGGCGGTGAGCCCTTTCAGGATGAGGGTGGCCCCAACGTGGGGCGCATTGTCAAGACAACACGCCCCACGTCAGAGGGTCGATCAGGGGAGGAGCGTGTCCAGCGAGGTTCCGACGCGCACCTGCGTGATCGCGTTCTGCTCGTAGATGCCCCAGTCGGCGTCGCCGTACCACCCGAGGGTGTTGAAGCGGCCGAGCTTGTCCACGGTCGGGCCGAGGACGGTGTGGAACTCCTCGTACACCTGCTCCGCGACCGCGTCCATGCCCAGGATGTGACCCGAGAGGACGTTGATCGAAGCGGCACCCGTGGCGCCGTAGTTCATCAGGTTGTTCTGGACGAACCTGACGCCCTCGTACTCGCCGATCTCACCGGTCTTCAGTTCGGCGACGTTGGCGTACTCGGCCGGTGCGCGCCAGTTGCCGGCGCCCGTCGCCTCGCGGAGATCGTGGATCGCCGCGGGGTGGAACAGGCCCAGGTAGAACCCGCCCGAGAACGGGAAGGCGTTGCGGATGCGCAGGAGCGACACGGCCTTGCGGATCAGCGACGCAGTCAGCACGTCACCGACCACCGTGTCGCCGTCCACCGTGGCGTCGCCGCCGCGGAGGATGTTCGTCGCGTTCTCGAGCTCGTCCTGGACGAGGCTGTCGATGACCCGGTTCTGGTGGTCCGCGATGAGGCGGGCCTTGATCGGGTCGACCGGCGCGAACACGCGCTTGCCGAGCTTCTTGGTCGTGGTGACCGCGAAGCCGTACTCGGCCGGCGTGAGGGTAACCTTGCTCGGGGTCGGCAGCTTCGTGCTGTCAACGTCCGACTCCTCCGACAGGGGAGTCTTCGCAGCGGTCACCGCGGCAGCGCCGAACCAGTTGACCTTCTCGAGGATGGTGCTCGACCCGCGCATGGCGGGGTTCGCGGGACGCTTGGTTGCCACGATCCGGCAGGTGGGGAGGGCCCGGAGTGCGTAGTTGACCATCAGGTCGTACGCGCTCTGGACGAGCTCCTCAGCGATGCCCCCGGACGTGGCAATGGAGGTGTATTCGTTAGCCACCTTCGTTGCCTTTCAGGCTTGTGTTGGCGGCCTGCCGGTCCCCCTAGTGGGGGAGTTGCCCGGCGTAGGCCATCTGGGCGATGTCCTCGAAGGTCAGGTCCTTCCGCGCCTTCAGCGCTTCCATTTCCTTGATGACCTTCTCGAACCCCACAAGCGCCTCGGACTGCCCGCCAGCTTCCACGCGTTGCATGGTGGCAAGCTGCGCGGCGGTTCCCTGGTCGAGACTGGGGCGACCCGGCTGCTCCTGCGGAGCGGCCTCACCCTGCGGGGCGGGGGCCTCGGGCGCCTTCTGCGCCGGGAAGCCGATACCGTCCAGCCACTTGTTGACAGCCTCAGCGGTCGGCTCCACATCGCTCGGGAGGAGCTGCGCCACGCCTTCGGGCACACCTCGCGCCTTCATGATCGGTCCGGCCGTCAGGCCACGGATCTTCGCCTCGAGCGCGGCTACCCGCGCCTCAGCCTCCTTGGCCTGCTGTGCCGCCTTGTCGCCACGCTCGCGCAGCGCCTTGACGGTCGTGCTGCCGTCGTCCTCGTGGTCAGTCTCGTTGCTCATGGGTCATGCACTCCCTTTGTTTGCGTTTGCGCAGGCCAAACCGTCCACCAGGGGAAGTGGGGGTTGCTCCTACTACCGGGGGCTTCGTACGCTGACGGGGGCCGGTCGATCCCGTGCAGGGCGCACCGCGGTCGATTTGCACGACCATGTTCAGCGAATGAGCCTTCTCCGCTGTTGACGGACAAGGCTTATTCTCGGAACACCCACTAGGGGCGGCGCTGTTCGGTCAGTACCGAACGGTGATCAGTCGGCGTCAGCCAGGAGGCCGAGGGTCACCAGGGCGTCCTCGATGGCCTTGATCCGGGCCGCGCTCCTGACGATCACGCTGAGAACGGTGTTGCCCTCGTCGGCGGTCACGAAGCCGTACGGCGTCGAGGTCGTGAGGTTCTGGATCGCGTAGTCCGGCGTGCTGGGCGCCGTGTGGGTGAGCGCGGTCAGTTCGTCCACGATCTCCGTCACGGCTGCGTTCTGTGCAATGCGCTGGTAAGTCATTGATCCGTCCTTTCTGACGGCTAGAGTTGCCCGCCCTTTCTGGCGGTCAGTGACTTCTGGTTCACGCCCGAGGAGCCGCTAAACGCGGCGCGCTCCTGCGAGGCGAGTCTGGTGCGCTTCTTAAGCGCGTTCGCATCCGCGAAGAACGTCTCGTTCACGGCGTCCTGAGCGGTGTAATCGCCCCCGTAAACCGTGGACAGATTCTTCGTGGACTGCGAGATGGCCGCAGCCTGGCCGACACCGGCCCGCAACTGCGCCTGGTTCAAGCCGAGGGAACCGATCCGCTCCGCCTCCGGCACCGACACGGCCAAGCCCTGCGCCGCACCAGCCGAACGGACCTGCGCCGCAGCCCACTGCTGCGACAGCACCTGCGTAGCCCGGTCCCGGTCCAACGCGTACGCGATCATGTCGCCGTCGCTGTACGTCTGCCGGAACTCCTCAAGGGCGGCCGGGTCAGCGGAGTACAACATCTCCTGCGCCACCCGCACCCGGTCCTGCACCTCAACCGGTGCGACATCCCCGGCGATCCACGCCGTGAAGTCGTCAGCCTGGTCATAGAACCTGGGCGGCAGACCCGCCGAGGCCATGATCTGCCGGTACGAATCCTCAACCGACAAGTACTCCGCGGGCGACAAGGCCGGCAGGCCCGCCGCACGGCGGGCATCGTTTGCCTTGAACCGTTGCTTGTACTCCGGGGTCTCCGGCAGGATCACCGAAATGGTGTCCGAGGAATACCCCTGCTGGATGTAACCCAGCACCGCTGGTGCCAGGGACTCCAAGCCGAACGCCTTCAGCGTGTTCGTGATCGCCGCATAGGCGTCGCGGTCGGAGCCCTCAAGGCCACCGAACGGGTCAACGGGGTCAGCCACGAGAGACCCCCATGTCGTTCAAGATTCGCTTTGTAACGGAGAGGCCCGCATCTTGAGCATTTTTCGTCTTGAGCCAGCGCTGGTCCTTTCGGACGCTGTTCTCGAAGTCGAACAATGTCTGAAGGACAGGCTTGCCGTCCTTGTCCTTCGCGGCCAACGCCTGCCGGATCGTCGGGTCCTGCGTCGTCACCGCGTCCGGGTTCATCTCCAACAACGCAGCCATCGACTGCCGGTACGGTGACGCAATGTCAGCCAGCGTCTCCCCGGCTCGTAGCCTGTCTGCCAAGTGCGGGAACGCCGACGCCGCCATCTCATCGATCTTGCGCGTGTAGTCCTCAGCCGCGGCGTAGCCGCCGGCCACTCGCTGCGCGTAGCCACGGATCGTGCCCTCATCCAGCGTGATGCCCTGGTCGAACGCCCGCTGCCGCAACTCGTCGGCTACCTGGCCGATCTGCCCCCACAGTTGACCGTCCGTGACCTTGACGAACCGGGACAGGTTCTGCTGGATCTGGTTCGCGTCCCAGCCGTACTGGAACGCCGTCTCCGCGTACACGTCCTGCACGCCGGAGATGTCCAGGCCCATCTCGCCGGCCACGCGCTGCATGTACGTACGGACCTGCGCCACGGACGCCGCGTACGATGCCGGGTCTGCGGCCCGCAGGAGCTGGGCGTTGCGCCACGACTCCTGCTTCGACTGGTACCACTTCGTGTTCCGAACGGCGGCCTGGATCTTCGGGACTTCCCAGGTCTCAGCTACCGCCTTGTGGAAGATATTCGCCAGCTCCGGGTCGGACTCCATGACCGAGTAGGCAAACCCGTACTGCTGAGCCAGCACCCGCTCATCAAGTGTCGGAGCCACGGGCCCACCTCATTTCATGTAACCCATGACCTTCGCCACGTACTGGGCGACGGTCGGATTGCCGCGGCCCGGGGCCTGATTCCACTTCGCCCTGTTCCCCGCCCACGCGGGGTACAGGTGGGCTGCGGCGACCTGCTCCCAGTTGCCGTACGCCCTGAATCTCGCCAGCGCGTCCGCCTTGGCCCTGGCGTCCTGCACCGCGGCGGGCGCCTGCCAGGCGTGCGCGTACCCGCCGTAGTTCGCCCACGTCGAGTCGATGTACTGGTACGCCCCAGACGCCGTCGAAATGCTTGACCGTGCCCGGTAGTTGTTGGACGACTCCACCCTGCGCAAGGCGGCCAGGTAGGCGTCCACGCTGCCCGACGTGGACATCGTGTTCGTCTTCGCCTTGTACGTGGATGCCGGCACGGGCGCCGAGGCGCTGCCCCGGCCCGCCACGTTCATCTGCACCGCCCACATCGACGCGATCTCCTTCGAGGAGAGCGTCCTGATGCGAACCGTCTTACCCGGCGCTGGAGCGCCGATCACCTGATGGCGACCCTGCGCGTCACGGCCGATGTAGATTTCCACATGGTCCGCGCCAGGGTTCCTTGTGCTGTTATCCCAGAAAACCAAGTCACCAGGCTTAGCCTTGTCCACCGAGATCCGTGGCCCCGAGTTCCCCTGCTGGTAAGACACCCGCGGGAGCTCGATGCCCATCTGCCGGTACACGTACTGCGTGAACCCGGAGCAGTCGAACCCTGTCGGCTGCGTGCCGCCCCACACGTACGGGGTACCCAGGAACTTCTTCGCCAAGGTGATCAGCTTCGACGCGGCCGGGGCCGCCCCTTGCGGGGCGCCGATGGCGTCGTATTCCTCCTGGGTGCCCGACCACGGGGCCCACGCCTTGAACTGCGCGAGGGGGTTCTTCACCTTCACAGTGCCCTCACCCGGGGCGGGGGCACCCTCAGCGTTGGGCGTCGGGGTGGGGCCCGGTGGCAGCGGTTCCCCGAACGGGCTCTGCGCCTGCACAGCCCCCTCGCCGGGGCGGCGGATGCGCGTCGGCTCCGAGTCCCCGGCGTCCTTCTGCTTCCCCCTGCGCCCGGTCAGCGAGTCGAAAGCGCCAGCCTCGGGCTGGTACAGCGTGCCCTCCGGCATGACACCTCCTACACGGGTGACTGGAACGCGTCTGCGACGGCGCCGAAGATGGTGGTCGCCGCCTGATAGGCGCCGTAGTCAGGCTTAGCCTGCGCCGACTCGAGCAGCGTCTGCCGCGCGCCAGCGGCGCTCAGCCCACCACTCGTCGTTGACGACACGGGGTCGCCGTCCTGGTACGTTGTGGAGGTAACAGTCGGGTTGTTCCGCTCCGCCGCGGACAGCGTCCCCAGGAACTGGGACATCTCCTCCGGCAGCGCAGCCCGGCCCAGCGCCTGCGCCAGCACATCGTTCACGATGGCCTTCGCGGACTGCGGGTCCGTCAGGTCTACGCTGCTGAACGTCTTCGTGCCGGTGAACCGGCCCGCCTGCTCAGCGCGCTTCGCCCTATCCTCCGGTGAACCGGCGATCAAGTCGGCCGCCTCGAACGGGGTCAGCTTGTGGCCCGACGTGTACAGATTCGCCGCCTCAGTGACGATGTAATCCCACTTCTGCCACAGCGTGTCCCAGTCGCCCACGTCGGCCTCATCGATCAGACCCAACTCGGCGAGGTGTTCACCCCACTTGCGGCGCTCCTCCGGCGTCCACCGGTAGAACTCCGCCTTCGCCTCGTCCAGCGTCTTCGCCGAATCCCTCGTGCGCGCCGAGTTCGCCCCGCTGTACATCGCCTGCATCATCGGGGACGAACCAGCCGGTGGGGTTGCGTTCCCCCGCGCGGTATTCGCCCCCCGATACATGGCCTGCATCATCGGGGTAGCCCCCGCTGGGGGGGCACCCGTCCTCCCGGTGCTGACCTTCTCCGAACCCCAGTAGACGAGGGGCCCGCCAGCGGCGGGTACACCCCCGCCGCCGCTCGCCCTGGGCAGGGGGTTGTCATCGAGAAAGCCCATGTCAGCCCCCTGTCCTGTTGATGAAAGCGTCACCGGCATCCGCCGTCGCCACGCCGTCAGCGGCCACCACCGGGATCGTGTCCCGGTCCAAGCCGCCCCGGCGCCACATCTGCTCAAACCCCAGATCCGACGCCACCAGTTGCGTAGTGAACCCAGCCCAATACTCGGCCAGATCCTCAGCGCCCTGCGAGTTCAGCGAAGACAACCCGCGGGCCGCCAGCTCCTGGCGCACCGCCTGCCGCACGTCCAGGTACTCCGCCAGGGCGGCGAAGTCCGAACGGTCAGCCAGCTCGGGGTGATCCTCGACCATCATCGCCGCCTGCCGGAACAAGGCGTTCACGGACTGCGCGGAACCGGACGTCTCGAAAGCGTCCGCCCACTGACCGTTGCGCCGCTTCAGGTCGGCCAGGAACTTGTTCCTGTACGACTGCAAGTCCTCGTTCGCCGAGATGGACTTCGGCCCGCCCGCCGCGACGCGGCGTTCGAGCTCACCCTGGATGGCGTCGTTCACCTGCGTGTACTCCGCCCAGCCGGCCGACACCTGCGTGTCCTTGAACGCTTCGATCGGGTCCTTCGACCCGCGCCAGCCCAACGCCTGCTGCTGCGCGTACACGCCCTGGTCGAAACCGGGAGCCAGGTTCGCCGCACCCACGTACATCCAGCCCCAGTCCTTGTGGGTTGTGATGTCGCGCCGGTACTTGTCGGCCGTGTTCCACGACTCGTCCGTAGCCGCGATGCCCGTCTCGTTCAGAGACAGGGAGATCCGCGCCTCCGCGTAATCGGGGTACTTGGCAAGGAACGCCTGGTCCGCGTCAGCGCCCAGTTCGCGGCGCATCCTGCGGTACTCGTTCGTCCAGAACTGCATCCGTGACTGCGGGATCGCCGAGGCCCCGAACCAGTTCGAGAAGAACCGCATGATCCACCAGTTACGGGTGGCGTTGTCCGCGTAGTTGATCAGCTCACGTTCCGTCATGGGCTCGTGCTCACCGCGGTGAATGCGGTTGACCATCTCAGCCATGAGGGTGCCGTACGTCTGCGCGTAACGGGTGTCCCCGTTCTCCTTCTGGATCAGCGTCCGCAGGTTCTGCACCCACGTCGGCAACGCCAGGTCCTTCCCGTCCGGCTCAATACCGAACGGGAGCAGGTACTTGATGACGGGGTTGCCCGCGGCCTCCGGGAAGGAGTTCCGCACCACCTCGTTCACCGGCAACCCGACCAGCGGGCCGGCCGAAGGCAGCCAGAACGGTTCACCCTGGAACGTCACGTTCAGGGCAGACTTGGCAACCTTGAAGTCGTCGGCGCCGCCCGTGAACGACGTCAACCACTTCGGCATCGGGAACACGATGAACCCCTCGGTGGGGTCCTGCGAAACGCGGACGGTCTCACCGTCCGCATTCAGCACGTCACCGTTCGCCATGATCCGGTTGCCGTCGTTGTCCACGACCACCATCGCCGAGTTGAACGACGTGAACGCCTTCAGCCCGATCGGTGCGGCCGTGGGGTTATGCCCCATGATCCGCATCCACTTACGCATCGTGTCCGACCACGCGTTGTAGAACGGGGAGAAGAACCGCAGGTGCGCCGACAGGTTCGACCGGGACGACGTGTCGAACAGGTAGTGCGCCACGTCACGGCGGGAAAGCACGTCGGCGCGCTTGTACAGCTCATCCAGTTGCGTCTTGTACAACACGGAGCGGGTGCCGTCATCCATGCGCGGCCACAGCCGCTCAAGGTGCATCTGCTTCCGCGCCACGTAGAACGGCAGGCGCCCAAGGACCTCCTCAGGCATCTCACCCGCGTACTTGAAGTACCACGCCCGACCGCGCTCGAAGCGGCCCATTACGGACCGCAGCGCGTTCTCCGGGGCCGTCTCCATCATCTCGGCAGGGATCAGTGGCCGCGCGTTCTTCAAGAACGCGTCGTCAATCATCCCCGGGGTGATGGGGCCGCCCATGACCATCGACCGGATCTCGGCCGTGGGCAGGAGCAGGTCAACCTGCTGCCGTTGTGCGGCGATCAGGTTGTCAACGTTCCCCCACCGGGACTCCAACGCCTTCCAGATGGCGGCACCTTCCGGGTCCGTCAGGTACCACTTCCGCAGGACGTCATCCCCCGCACCCGCAATGATCCGCGTGTACGCGGCATCGTTACGGATGCGCTTGTTGATCAGGTCTAGGTAGGCGTCCTTGAACATCGGGTTGGACGGGCCGATGGTCTGCCACTGGCGGGACGACCGCAGCCGGGTCAGGCCGCGGTTCGCCTCCGTGAACAGAAGGCCCTCAACCGAACCAGACGCGTCGATGCCACCGAAGCCGCGCTCGTAGTCGGCCATGTCGCGGAACGCGGGCAGGTCACCGTCCATGCCGATGTGCTTGGCCTGGACCGTCTCCCCCCGTAGCACGTACTCCGAGCGAAGCCCCTTGCGCATGTCGGCGATCTGGTTCTTCAGCCGGCGCGCCTGAATGGCCTGCGCCGCCGTCATCTTCGACCTGGGCCCCATCTTGGACAGTTCCTCGCGGGCTGCCTTGATGCGCGCCTCGAGAAGGAACACGTCCCGGGAGCGGGTGCCCAGCGCAGCCTTCGCCTCGCTGATGGTTGACACCAGGCCCGCCCGCTCAGCGCGCAGGGCGGTCGCCTTCGCCGCGGCAGCGGCCGTGTCGTCAACGCCCACCCGAAGGAAGTCGTCAATCTCGTTGATGCGCGCCTCGGCCCGGGCAATCTTCGCCAGGCGCTCAGCGTCCACCCGGAGCATCTTGCTCCGGTTCCAGTACATGTTCCTGGACCCCTTCACCATCGAGTGAAGAAGGTCCATCGAGTCCATCATCGCCAGGTTGCGGGCCTCGTTGTCCACCATGTTGCGGACCGTGTAACCGGGCCGGAACAGGGCACCGAACTTCCACAGGTCCGAAAGGACGGTCATGCCCTCCTCGGTCGCCTCCCACACACCATTGGCGCCGCGGGCGAAGAAGCCCTCAACGCCGTCCTTCAGGTGGCGAGCCAGCGCCCGGTCAACCTCCATGTAGTCCGGCACCGAGGCGAGCTTCTGCAACTGCGTGCCGGCCGTGGGGCGAGCGAACTGCGACTTGATGTCCTCAGTCGCCAGGACGTAGATGTCGTGGGCGTCGTCCAGAACCCCCACCTGCGGCGAGTTCGCTTCGACGGCCTGCTGCACCCGGGAGTCCAAGTGAACCATCTGCGCCGTGCGGCGCTGCTGGATCTGGTCCAGCACGTCCCGCACCTGCTGCGCCCGCTCGGGGTCACCGTACGAGTGCTTCGCCACCAGGCGGTCCTGCATGGTCCGGTTGAACCGGTCCACGATGTCCCGCCGCGTAGCCCTCGCCGCGGCAGGGTTCGCCATGCCACGCGTGATCGACGCCTCGTCCAGGAGCGCCCGGAGCTCGTCGTCCACCCCAGACTTCACGCGGAACGTGTTCCTCGACCCGCGCATCACCAGCGACCCGAACGAGTCGAAGAAGTCGTCCGCGTCCAAGTCCAGCATCTGCGGCACCTTGCGCCCGAACAGGACGTGAATGCGCGGCAGGCCCAGGCCCTGGTGGATCGTGCGACCCACGTGGATGAAGTCCGGCAGTACCTGAAGCTCGGACCGCGGGATCGCCCCCGCAGCCATCTGCTCAGCAGTCAGGCCCGCAGGGTTCCCCACCCGGCCCACGCGCTGGTACGCGTCACGGGCGGCGAGCAGGTCGTCGGCGTGCGCCGACAGTTGCCGATTCACCCACTCGGGGTCGTTGATCAGCCGCAGCTTCGTGCCGTGGTCGATGTTCATGTTCGCCACGATGTCCTGAAT